TTTGTTTTTCTGCCACTGGTAGGAACGTATCCGTACTGCTCCAGCGACATGATTTTACGCTCTTGAATTTCGGCATCGCCAGTCGTTAAGTCCTTTATCTTAATGAACTTAACTATACCTCTCTTTATAGCCTTATAATACTCGTATGCTGCCTTGACAGCTTGAGAGAAATAGTTTTTTCTCTCGATAGCTTTGTCTTCCTTAGACTTGCTAAGTTCTTTGTCTTCTTTTGGGCAAATTTCCTTATAGATTGCCCATGCCTTTTTTGAAATTTTAGAATCGAACATTTTCTTTTTTTTGTTTAAATTNANNNAATTAACATCCTGCCAAACACCAAACCATTAGTAAGAAATATAAGAGTTTCTCTATCATTTTTTTAATTGTTTAAGTCTTTCTTTGATACCTTCACGGCTAGAAAGAGGATTAAGTGAGGCAATTAAAAGCCTTAACACCTCACTATGATTATTAAATTTGCTCAATACCTCTAATGACGCATCATCAAAGGTGTAATTTTTTCTTTTCATAAAGTTAAATAAACTCTTAACCAGTAGCTTTTCCCTTCTGGAGATTCAGCCCAGTTAAAAGCATTTTTAAGTGCTTGTTTATCCGAATGGACAATTCTTCGCTTTTCAAACACATTATTTAATGCCTGAGTTCGGTATGGCTCTGGTAGCTTTAAAAGCCTTGCTTCTATACTAAGCGGATTCATTTCCGCAAACCTCACCTTTCTAAGGTACTCATTCCAATAATCGTAACCCTCTGGAGTTTTAGAGAATATAAATCCAGAAGTTAATGCAACTGATGCTGTTTCTTGCTCTGAATCATAATCTATATTTCTACAATTATAATTAGAGATAGCCTGACTCTGATAAGGCTCTTCAAACGTACTAAACCATTCTGTTGTTTTCATAATACTTTTTGTTTAATAATGTAAAGTTAAAAATGATAAATTCTATTTCAAAGATAAATTTGCTTTTTTTGCTTTTTTTGCGTATATTGTATATGATTCTTTTAAAAATGTTTATTTTATAAAGTAAAAAATACAATAAAAATACATGATTAACAAATACGGCACAAAAGTAGTTAAGCCTAAGGGTGCGATTCATAAATCGACGGCAAAAAACGCCATTCATGGATTAATGAGGAATGACGTTTTAAAATATATGATGCAATTGCCATTACTGGATTTTGCAAAAAAGAACTCCCAGCTTCTTGAATTTGTTAAGCTGCAATTCGGTGACTCCGTGAGTGAATTTACGGTTGAAATGGCTGTCGCCTACCTTAACATTGGAGCTAATATGATGAACCCGAACTTGAAAGATTTTTCTTACTTACAAGCTGAATTATACGGCAAAGTAAAAGAAGAATCTAAGGCTGAAATTATTGAGCTTCCGCAGATGCAGGACGATTCCGACATCATTAATAGGTTAGATACAAAAACACTTGAAAGACTACTTGCAGAAAGGAAACTTTACGAAGCACCGCAAGAAACCTTTCAGCAAATATCTTCAAATTTAGAGTCAGATTTTGAATTAATAGACTTTTAGCCTGCTGATTTCAAAAACAACTATCTTACTATAAGACTTTTTACTTTTTGTAACGTTTATAAATATCCTGCCTGACTCATACGTAGCTTGAAAAAGCTCTTTTTGATTTCCTTTTCTAAAATGTGTTAATTGCACCACTTTAAAGTTAGGACAATTTTTCATAAACAAAAACATACGCTTATTTACGTTGTTTCTTTCTGTTGTAGTGATTCCTTTTGCATCAATTAACTCTTGATACTCAAAAATCAAATTTGTCTTACTTGGGAGTTTTAAAACGTCCTTATCAATAATGGAAAAGCTGAAATACTTTTCAGCGGTTTCAATGGTTGCACTTTCTACTGTACGAAGAAAGTGCAATTCATTATTCATTTTATAACTTATTTTAATTTTCATAATTCCCTTCGGGTTAGTTCTTTTTCCAGCTTCAATTCAAAAGTGGAAATAGTATTTGTGATAGACGCAGGCAAACTTACCTCGTCATGATTATTTATTAAACTCGTAATTTCATAAATTAAATTGGCAATTTGAGCCAATTCAGTGTCTGACAGGTTTCTTAAATTTTCCATTATTTCAATATTTAATTTCTTCTCCATACATTCCGCAACTATCACAAAAATAATCGTCCATATCTTTATAATATGAAACTTTGTTGTTGCAATTTTCGCAACGCATTTCTTGAAGTTCGTCCCAGCCATTTGAAACCTTGTGCAGGAATTTCACACCTCCGAAATTATCGAATATATCAAACACCATTTTCGTGCAGGCTTCTACGTCTTTAATGTTTATGTATTCGTTAGCCCTATGAGGATTATAATATCCGCAGGACATATTAGCACAACAAATATCTAAACCATTCTCTTTTAACGCCATTACGTCAGTCATTCCTCCATCAGAAAAACCATAACCATATTTTTTGATTATTTTAGAGATGGAATTTTGAAACTCTTTACTTGATAGCTCAACTCCGCAGGCATTTACAACGAAGTCGTTATTTCCTTGCCTGTCACATTGCAGGACAAACGAACAATCACTAAAAAAGTCTAAATTGGTGGAGTAACTCCCGACGCAGCCGACTTCTTCGTTAGAGAAAAATACCACCTTGACATTATCAAAGTTTTTCAATGCCTCCAAACAAATCCAAATACCCACCTTATCATCGCCACCGATGCCTGTTTGGGTCATAGTCTTTCTATTAAATCCAGTCAGATTCCCATCAATATGCAGCGGATACAAATCGCTGCATATTGAATGTACCGTATCAATATGTGATACAATACATGGTTTCAATCCTTCGCCTTTTTCTACAAAGATACTTTCGTTTATCTCGTAGAAACTCACGCCTGCAATCAAATTGAGCTGACTTTTTAAGTAGTCAGACATTTCAATTTGATTATACGATACACTTTGTACCGCTAACAACTCTTTAAACTCTTTTAAATTCTTCATTCGTTAATTTGATAAGTTCCGTCTACTTCTTCTATTTGCTTGTCTTCTTTGTACCAAATTGCACCACGAATATAAATCGAATATCCTATATGCACAGTCATTGCTTTGAAGCTACCAGCCTCAATTTCAACTACATTTTCTGTCAAATAATATTCGTGGTCGATCTCACAATATCCAACTTCGTCAATCGGATACCAAGAGTTGTCATATATTTTAATAACTCCGTTGTCTTCATTCCACCACGTATTACCATATACGTCAGTAATAACTTGGTCTCTGTGACCAAAGCAGTCTTCGTGAGTTCCACGTGTGATCCTACGAGACTCCCAATTGGGAATCATGATTCTGTTTATTGCATCAAACACATTAAATTCGTCATTCTGTGCCTGTGCCTGTGGTTTTGAACTATCACGACTCCCATCAGTGTTAGTATAGTCATAAAAACCGTCAGCGTCGTAATTGCTGACATAACCATCACCACCGAACGAAAATGTATCCAGATACGGATAATAATCAAACTCCGTTTCTAAATTAATTTTCATTGATTTTTGAAACCTTTCACCTTCTGGATTAATCCAGTTGGTCTTATTGCTATAAGACTGTTCTGCTTTTCTATTCCAGCCCAACTTGGCTGCATAGTTGTAGAACGCCTGATACATCCAGTCATCACTGACATAAATTCTATCCATAAATATACCTTCTTTTATGCTCCAAACTAAGGCACGACCGCATAGCAAACCTTTGTCGTTCTTTAACGTTAAGATTTGCAATTGCTCGCAAGCCTCATACATATCTAAAAACTTAGAATCTCCATTCATGCAGGAATTATTTAACGAAGCACCGCCTGGTTTTCTGTCAGCGTCATAGATACCTTTGATTTCTGAGTTATCCAATAGCTCAAATTTCAAAACTGAAAAATGAGACCTATATAAATTATTGAATAGGTCGAAGTCAGCATCTTTGAACAACCTTAGTGCTTTTGGAGTAAAAAGTTTTCTGATAACCTTTGCAGGCTTACCATCTTGCCTGCCTGCTGTCTGAAAACTTTCTTCTATTACACGACCTTTCGGTAGGTATGAAATTGTCCCCTCTGTTGTGTTATCGAGGAAATTGATTTCCTGCTGGAACATCAATTCATAAGCATTGCAAGTCTTATAATATTGCCTCCATAAATGGCGGCAAATTTTAGAATTTTCATAATTATTTCCTATGAAATCAAGTAACGAAGTCGAAAATTTTATCATGTTTTTTGTGCCTAAACAGGCTTTTAAGGTTTAAATTGAATTAATTTGATGTTTTTTTTGTTATATTAATAGGTACTTCTATTTTAGGGTTAATTACCTGAAACCCCGAAAGAGTAATTAATAACTCCTTTCTACATTAACCTAATAAAGAAACACAAACATACTACCAGCTTTTATAGTAAGCTAATAATTTTTAATATTTCTACGTTTCACTCCTAAGCTACAATAAAGACTATACAAACATACACAAACAGGTTTATAAGGTCTTATATGGTTTGTTTGATAGCTATTAAGACAGTTGTTTACTTGTAAGTATTAACACTAATTGTAAGCGCTAATCTAACAAAGCAAGCATTAACCCTAATTAATCAGCATTAACCCTACTATAAAGTAAGTTTTAAGCCTGTTTTAAGTAAGTATTGACATTGCTGCAAAGTAAGTATTAATATCAATTTGAAGTAAGTATTAATATGACTGTGAAATACCGCCCACCGCCCGAAATTCCACACAAAACCACTTTTTAACACTTTCTTTTTTAAACTTTGCTGCAATATTCCAAGAAAGCATTACAATAATACCACGTTTATACCAAAAAACGTTGTATTATTNTAAGATTACAACTTTAATTAGTTCTTTGTACGGCAAATTGAGCCAATTGCACAGGTACTTGTCTGCAACGACTCTAAACGAAATAGGTTTTTCGTCCGATATTTGTATCACTTCAAGCTCCACCAATGTACGAAGTTTTTTGATAGTAATTTCAGAAACCATAATTTCTGAAATACTCTCTTTGTACGAAATCCATACAACGTGATTCATATAACGGTGAATCCATATTTTTGGAACTTCCAGCTTCCGCACCTGCAATAATTATCTTGCAGCCTATCTTGTAATCGGTCGTGCAGGTCGTGCCA